CGCCCAGCTTCTGCCAGTCGGCCATGAATTGCAGGACCTGGTCAATCGCGTCTTCCAGCCCCTGCGCCATATTGCCCAGCGCGCTTTTCTCGGTGACCGAGTCGTCAGCAGCTTGTTGTACGGTCTTGGTGAACTGCGCATCCTTGCGACGTAGCTTCGCGCCGGCCTCGGACATCTGGCGTTCCAGGGCGTCCAAAGAGTCCCGTCCTACCTTGACGCTCTCAGCAGAGCCCTGCACCACGCCCATCTGTGCACCGGTCGGCAAGCCGATGACGGAATCTGCCGACGCCTGCAGTGGCTTGGGCTTCCCGTCTGGTCCCGTCTCGACATCGGCGCCCGCCGTCCACAGGAGCCTTACACGCGCAAAGCGCACGGACGTGTCTTGATCGGATTGCTCTTGCCAATGCTTGACGTTCAAGTGCGCGACCTCGCGCAGCGGGGGCTTTGCAGTCAATAGCCCGGTTCGGCCGGTGTAAAGCGTCACCAGCGGAATCTCCGCCACGGACATCGGGCCTTCGTCATGCACGAACCAGGCGCCGCCCTTACCCGAGCAGCGCCACACCTGATAGCTGCCCCGCCGTAAAACCCGGATCTGCTTGACGAGCTTTGTCCCAAATTCGCCGTCGTCTTCCTCCACCGATTCGACCAGGCGGGCCAAGGTCAGCTTTGGAACGCCATCAATTTTCCCGAAGCGCCAGCCGATCAACTGCCTGGCGGCATAGACCGTGCAATATGGCCTGGCGCCGAGAGCCTTTTCGGCAGCGGCCGTGCGCGCACCCTGAACACGCGGGTAGTCCACCAACACATGGGCCATGCCATAGGCCAATGCGCGGTAAAACCAGGTGGCGGCGAAGACCGTCAGGTTGCTGCCTTGCAAGTCAATGTTCATGGCCTGCTCTTGAATCGCGGCGGGCACGTCGTCGCCCACCACCACCGGGCGGGCAAAGACGTGCCCGGACAGGTTGCTAACGGTCTCCGAGAACGCCGGGAACAAAGTGGCTGTTGCCAGACGCTCGTTGTAGCTCGCCTCGCACTCCAGAGGGAAGCGAGGCATGTAGGTCGCACCGGCGTCGCGCATGGCGACGGTCCCGCCCAGCAGGGCGTCGACCAGGTCCCAGTCCTCTGTCATGGCGTTGTACGCTGCCAGCGGCGTCGAAACATCACTCATAGGATCATCTCAAGACAGATTGCGTAGCCACACGGCTTTGGATCGGATAGCGCGACACGATGAAATACCCGCCGGCGTCGTTGGGGTGGTCATATCCGGCCTTCTTGTCGGGCGCACCGTCATCACCGTAGATCTGACGTTCGAGCGCCTGCGTGAAGAGCGGGCATCGGTCGGTGTTGACCAGAAGCCGGCGTTCGCCGACGGTGTTGCAGAGCATCGCATTCATGCTGTTCACTCGGTCCCGAACGGCCGGGTTCGCGGCATCTACGCGGACGGTGAAACCCGCTTTACGCAGCAGCGAGATATCGGATTCGCTGGCCTTGCTCGTCTTCCGGTTATCACCCGAGGCGTCCGGGTACACCACCATGCTGAAGCCCGGATACTTCTCATGCAGCTTCTCGATCATCGCCGGCGTGTCGAAGACTTTCATCGTTTCATCCACTGCCACAGGCAATCCGTCGCGCACCACAAAGGTGACGGCCGCCATCTTGCCGACGTTGAAGTCCATGCCGACGTGCAGCACCTCGCCTGGGCGAATCACAGCGTCCGTATGGTTCGCCCGCCGATCGAAGCAGTAGTACACGACGCCGGCATAGTTTTCGAAGCTGGCCTCGTACTCCTGACGGAACGTGCGCGGGTCCATCTTGCGCCGCGCGGATTCAATTTCGTCAGCGGGCACATTGCCGCCTTCCAACGAGGTGTACAGCCAGCTCTTGTGATCCGGCTGGCGCCCGTCCTGTCCGTCCCGGTAGGTGTCATAGCAATGGTTAAAGCCCTTGGGCGTGCCGATGCGCAGAGCGTGCCCGCCCACGTGCGGCACGCCGTCAATCACATACCGGCAGGTCGACAACATGGGCCGCAGGACCTCTTCCCACGCCGCGTATTTGCAGTCGGCCCACTCATCGACCAAGACAAAGAACAAGCCGGAGCCGCGCAGATCGTCGTAGTTCTCTAGGCCCACGCAGCGAATCAGATGCCCCGTGGTCAATGTGATCAGCATGTCCGTTTCATTGGGCTTGCAGGCCCGACAGCCGACCGGGATAGCTTGCTTCAACCGGCGCCAGAAAACTCGGCGGGCCTGCTTCTGCGTCGGGGCGGCGTACCAGATCTCGTCTTCGACGCTCACGCCCCACTTCACCGCCAGGCGCGCTGCCCGGCGCATCTCGGCTTTGCCGAGGAAGGTCTTGCCGAATCGACGACCGCACACAGCATCCCTGAAGCGCGCATTCGGCTGCCAGCCCCACACATAGATGTTCGCCTGCTTGGGCGTCAGCGCCGCAGGCGCATCAAAGGACGGGATTGCCTGGCGCGGGCTCGTCGGGAGCAAGGACATATTCAGCTTGCTCCGGGACCTGGGTACTGGCAGTCGCCGGCTTCACCGGTTCCATGCGTCGATTCACATAAGCGTCGCCGACTTCCTTCGCAGCCTGTTCAAGGACCTGTAGGACCATGGCCATGTTGCGCATGCCTTCGGCTTTCGTGGCGATGCGCTGCAACGTCCGGAGGCGGTAGGCACGATGCGCGATGGGTATCTCCCCCGCGCTCTTTTTCAAGTTCTCTCGGGTCGAAAAGAATAGTTCGCGCCATTTCTTGGCCAAACTCCTGCCAGCCACTTTGGTTGGATCGTACTGCGCCACCTGACCACGGGGCACATCTACCCCAAATTCTTCGCGCACGGCCTCCGCGACCTGAGTCGGCGAGTCCCAACAGGCCAGAGCCTGAACGATGAAGTGCTTGTGTGCGTCAGTAAGCGTTGCCATGACCCAGATCCTGCCAGGCCGCTATGCTGCCCGAAGGCAGCAGCCGCAAGCTCGGGCGATGTTCAGCCGCTGAACGGCCGGCGTCTGAGCGGCTGCAGCGACTAGGCGCTGCACATCAGCCGACCCCCCGTAGCGCGCCACGACTCCCACAAACTCTTCCACGTCGTGCGCCACGATGCGCAGCTTCGGCCGTCCCAGCTTGTCAAATGCAGGCGCGCCGTAGGGGTCCTTACTCTGCCCAACGTGGTAGAGCTCATGCTCGACCAGCGCGCAAAACTCCGCTTCAGTGCACCCAGCGCAGTAGTCCGCTGCAAGGGTGATGAGGAAGCCCGGCACCCGGCCGAACCACTCCATCCTCTGCTGTTCTTGGCGCGCCTTCTGCCAGCCCCCTGCGCGGAACATGACCTGTTCGGCCTGGCCCAGCACAGTACGACCAGCCTTCTCAAAGGCGGTCGGCGCCCACAGGAAAGCCAGATCTGCGTCGATCAGGTGGGCGTGATCGGGGTTGTAGAGGGCGCCACCTTTTGCAAAGATCGTTTGCTCAACCCACACCGACAGTTCTGGCGCGGGATAAAAGCCACTACGCCCATCTGGGTGCGATGGTGGCCGTGGACGTTGTGTTTTGGCGGATGCCATATGTACCACCCACCGCGCGCCGAACGGTGGCGCCCGGAACAATAACTTGCCGGAATCAGCCGGCCGGAATACAAGTACGGTCAGGCGACCGCTAGGGCAACCGCCCACCGTCCGCGCTACGCCAGCCCAGCAAGGAGGGCTCCAATGAAGGACATTGACCTTGCTGCATTGCAAATTGCCTGCCGGAACTTGGCGAGAGGAGCCCTATGGTCAGAACAGGGAACACCTGAGATCGCGGTGGCGGAGCTTGCAGGCGAATTCATGCGTATTGCTTCTGCGCAGGCCGCCGACGTGATCGATTTCGGTCGAGATCCCAACATAACTACGCGCGCGATTAGATATCTGACTTATACCCATGTAATCCCGATCGGAAGCGATGCCAAATGGTGGTTTACCGAGATGCTTACTTGCCTTCTCGAACTGGCAGTTCCATCGATGATCCAGGTGCCCGAATCCAGTGCGTTCCTACTCGATGTGCAAGAAGGGATCGCGCAATCGACGGACCCGGGCGCTGGCTAGAGGCTTGATCTAAAACAGTCCGGCCGGCGCGGCGGCTACATCCCAACTAAAAATCAGGATTTCGCCCCGTTCCACGCCGCGACCACCGCCCACCGTGTAGCGAATGTCAGTCGCTTCGATGTGGAAACCATCGAAAGCGCGCCGGATATCCGGGTGATCGTTTAGGCTGACAATGGCGCGGCCCTGCAGCTTGCGCATGCGCGCCGCCATGTCCTCGTACTGTTCGAATCCAAATTGCACGCCGTAGCCCTCGGTCGCCCAATAGGGTGGGTCCATATAGAAGAGCGTATGCGGCCGGTCGTACATCTCCAGGCATTTTTGCCAGGGCAAGTTTTCGATGTAGGCCCCGGCCAGGCGCAGATGCGCCATCGACAGGTTCTCCTCGAGACGCAGCAAATTCAGGCCCGGCGGCGCCGTTGTGGCGGTACCGAAGGTCTGCCCGTCCACCTTGCCGCCGAACGCGTTCTGCTGCAGGTAGAAGAAGCGCGCCGCGCGCTGGATATCGGTCAGGGTCTCCGGCCTGGTGATCTGGAGCCACTTGAACACATCGCGGCTGGTCAGCGCCCATTTGAACTGGCGGACAAACTCCTCCAGATGGTGCTGCACCACGCGGTAAAGATTCACCAGCTCGCCGTTGACGTCATTCAGCACTTCCACCTTCGCCGGCGTCGGCCGCAGAAAGAAAAGCGCCGCACCACCCGCGAATGGCTCAACGTAGCATTCATGTGCCGGGAAGAACGGGAAAATACGATCGGCCAGGCGACGTTTGCCGCCCAGCCAAGGGATGATTGGGTTTGCCATGTAAGCGTGGAATTGTTACCTTAGCCCTCGCCTGTACAGGTGAGACGGCCTCGGGTCGCTCACGGCCCTAGTCCGTGGGTCGGCTGTCGGTCGAAGAGCTGCAACTCTTTGGCCGTCGCCGTCTTCTCTCCAACGAAAAACTCGCCGATCGCGATGGCCGATCCGGCACGTGCAACCTTGTCTAGGACACACCGATGCGCGTTTTGATAGTGGATGATGACAGTTCCACCGCAGAGCTCATTGCTGAATGCCTCCTAACTGAGAGCGATATCAGCGTTAAAACTGTCGGTGATGCACGCACAGCCTTGAGCGTTTCCTCTGAGTTCAATCCAGACGTCGTGCTTCTTGATGTCGAACTGCCGGACGCCTCTGGGCTAGTTCTAGCCGGTCAGCTACGAGCGCTCTCTCCGCATGCTCGCATCATTGTCCTGAGTGGCCTGTCATCGAGTCACGGGATGGACAATTTACCCCCCGACGTTGATGCATATTTGGTCAAGCCTGTGGACTTTGACGTATTGCACGAACAAGTCCGCCTCACACGTTAAGTGCACTGCCCGCGGAAAGCAAAACGCCCCGGCGAATGGCCGAGGCGTTCATTTAGGGCGAACTTGCTACGAGTCTGGCGAAATTCTGACTCTTTTGTCCGGCGCAGTCAAGCACGCTATGCACTTCACCCTCTCAAAATATCTTTCGTAGCTACGCCATCTCAGGGCATGAAAGTTGCTCCCCATGATGCGCTCGCACTCCTGCGATTGCGATTCCAAGGGGATTTCTATGAAAGCACTTTGCTGGCACGGTAAACATGACGTGCGCTACGACACTGTTCCCGATCCTGTTCTGGAACATCCGCGCGATGCGATTATCAAGGTGAGCGCATGCGCGATTTGCGGCTCCGACCTTCACCTGTTTGACGGATTCATGCCGGAAATGAAATCCGGCGACGTGATGGGCCATGAATTCATGGGCGAAGTGGTGGACGTAGGCCCAGAGGCCAAAAACCTGAAAGTGGGCGATCGCGTAGTGATCCCCTTCACCATCACCTGCGGACAATGTGATCAGTGTGTAAAGGGCAACTTCTCCGCTTGCGAGCGCACCAATAGGAATGCCGACAAAGCGGCCAAGATGTTCGGTCACACGACAGCAGGACTCTTCGGCTATAGCCACTTGACCGGGGGCTATGCAGGAGGCCAAGCGGAATATGTCCGCGTCCCGTTTGCTGATTCCACCCATGTTGTGGTCCCGCCCGAACTCTCCGACGAGCAAGTCCTTTTCCTGGGAGACATATTTCCGACAGGATGGCAGGCTGCTCTTCAGTGCGAAATCGAACCTACTGATACCGTCGCAATTTGGGGAGCCGGGCCGGTCGGACAGATGGCTATCCGCAGTGCCATTCTGTTGGGCGCCAGGCAGGTAATCTGCATCGACAGCGTGCCCGAGCGCCTCAGGATGGCTGTAGAGGGCGGAGCAGTCGCCATTAACTTTGAAAAGGAAAGTGTGGTCGAGCGCCTCAAGGAACTGACGCACGGAAAAGGGCCGGAAAAGTGCATAGACGCGGTCGGGATGGAATCCCATTCCAGCAGCACGATGGAACAAGCCTACGACCGCGTCAAACAAGCGGTTGGAGCTGAAACCGACAGACCGCACGTGTTGCGGGAGATGATCTATGTGTGCCGGCCGGCGGGCGTGCTATCCATTCCAGGCGTCTACGGTGGGATGATCGACAAAATTCCCTTCGGTGCTTCCATGAACAAGGGCTTGACCTGGCGAATGGGCCAAACACACGTTCGGCGTTGGACGGACGACCTGCTCCAGCTGATCATCGACGAGAAAATTGATCCTTCATTCGTCATCACGCACCGTGCCAGCCTTCAGGCCGGGCCGGAAATGTACAAGACCTTTCGGGACAAGAAGGACGCTTGCATTAAAGTTGTTTTGACGCCTTAGGCACAAATGGCTGCATTCCCCATGTTAGCCCTGGCGGATAGAAGAGTCCGCCAGCAAAGGACTGCTTAACATCAGGGGCTCGCTGGCGGCAGACGTTTGTGCTCGGTCGCCTCATATTGCCGGCGAATAATGGCCTCGGCATGAGCGGATACGGGTTCGCCTTCCAAGAAAGCGTCTATTTCGTCGTATGTCACGCCAAAGGCTTCCTCGTCTGGGCGTAATGGCGAAAGCGACTCGAGGTCGGCGGTAGGCACCTTTATGATCAACTCGGCAGGAGCGCCAAGGAGGAGAGCCAAGGAGCGAACCCGCCGCTTCGTTAATCCGGCGAGGGGAACGAGATCGGCCGCCCCATCGCCATGCTTGGTGAAGAAGCCCATCACCGCCTCTGCTGCCTGATCGGTTCCAATCACAAGGCAGTCCAAAGCCCCCGCGATCGCATACTGCGTCACCATACGCTGACGAGCTTTGATGTTGCCGACCACGAAATCCTCCACCGCTTCATCTTTGAAGGCGAGACCAGCAGAGGTCAACGCGTCACGTTGTGCATCTACGGCTGGCTTAATATCCACGCGAATCCGGTGGTCGGGTGCGACAAATTCGAGCGCCTTTGCGGCGTCATGTTCATCCTGTTGTTCGCCGTGCGGCAAACGGACGCCTACAAAAATTGCCTTTCGACCACCGCTGCGCACTCGTTCCACCGCCAGTTGAGCCAGCCGGCCCGCGACCAACGAATCCACTCCGCCGCTGATTCCCAGCACATACCCGGATTTATTTGACGTCTGCAAGTAGGCTTGAAGAAAACTTATCCTTGTCTCAAGTTCCGCGGCAACATTGAAAACACGGGCCACGCCCAGCGCCCGAGCGATTGCTGAATTGTCATTTCGAGTGCTGCCACTTCGATTCATAGTTCGATCCCCAATGAATGACGTCCCTATCTGCTGCGGTCTAACTGGTGCTCGACGAAGTGCTCCATAATCCCCAGCAATGCGAACTCCGCGCTAGCCTCGCGTATGCCATTGCGCCCCCCTGAGAACTGTCGAGTTGCGGTGTACACCACCGGACTGGCATCCGCCCGACCTCGTTTAAAGACCCAGGCGTAACACTGCGTTCCGCTGGGAATTCGGTCATCAACCGCGTCGGTCACCCCGGTGTTAGCCACTGCCACGTTGGCACGACTTTTGCGCGCAGCACCAAGCGCCATATCAAGGGCGACAGCTTCGCTCGTCAGATTATGGGCCGACAGGGTCGACTGCGGCACTCCCAGACACCGCCGCTTTGCCTCAACCGAATAAACAACAAACGCGCAATCTAAAAGCTGGCCGGCCCCGGGGACGTCCGCTAGCTTTGCGGCGATTAGCCCCGCCGTGCACGACTCCGCTGTGACCAACGTAAGATTGTTCTCGAGCATGAATCTAGCGACTCGCTGAATGGCATTCATTGCTTTGCTCCGGACGGCTGGAAAAACATGTAGCAACTCACATGCCCGATGCGGCGCTCTTTTACTATCGGGGCAGAAAACTGGCCGATTAGCCTCACACCTGGATAACGGGCGCCGGCCCTGATCTGCAAACGAATGCCAGCTTGTTCCCTTCCGGGTCACGACAGTACGCGGCGAAAAAGTCTCCCGCGTAATGTGGCCGCAGCCCCGGTGGCCCTTCGTCGGTTCCATCAAGCCCCAGTGCCACCACCCAACATTCGCGGACGGTGTGCTCATTCGCAGCTTCGAAGCTCACTTGGGTGCCATTGCCCCATGTCGCGGGCAATCCATTGAACGGTGGCGCTACCACGAACGACGGCCATCGCTGGCCGGGGCGTCCCCAGATCACGCCCGCCGGGCCGGCGCTTTCAATTGAGTTCCGGCGCTGCAGACCGAGCGGTGCCAGCACCGCATCGTAAAACGCCACCATCTTTTCCCAATCCCGAGCGCCGACCTGTATGTGCGTGAACATCTGATCTCCTATTGCGGGGTTGGTCAGCTAAACGCCTAGACACCTATTGGTAGCAACGCACGTACCCAAACTTCCTGCGCTCCCTTGGATGGGCCCTGACCATGTGGACACGCGGCAAAGACCAGAATGCAAAGCCCTCAAAAGATTATTGTCGGCTTTCGGGGGCTTCAAACTCCAATCAGAATCGACAGCGCAAAACTCAGTCGCCCGCGCTGCCTGTGATGGGCAACACGATGCCGGTTATATAGCTGGCACATACGGGAGATGCCAAAAACACATAGGCGGGTGAAATTTCCTCCGGTTGCGCCGGGCGACCGAAGTCGGTGTGCGCACCGAATTCCTTGATTGCCTTTGGACTTTGATCCGCGGGATTCAAAGGCGTCCAAACAGGCCCCGGCGCCACGGCGTTCACCCGCACCCCGCGGTCGGCCAAATTGGCCGCAAGCGAACGTGTGAAAGCATGGATAGCGCCCTTCGTCGATGAATAGTCGAGTAGCTTCGCGCTGCCTCGCAGACCCGTGACCGACCCCGTATTGACGATGGAGGCCCCTGCTGCCAGATGCGGCAATGCAGCGCGCGCCATGTAGAAATACCCTGTGATGTTGGTGCGTAGTGTTTTGTCCCACTTTTCGTCGCTGATATCGGTCAACGCGTCCGAATGCTGTTGGTACGCCGCGTTGTTAACCAGCACGTCCAGCTTGCCAAAAGCTTCGACGGCCTGGGCGACGGCGTCTTTGCAGAACTTTGCATCTTGCACGTCGCCAGCAATGAGCAGGCAACGGCGTCCTTCTGCT